CTTTCACCTCAAATTAGAACAATATTAGCGATTTCAAGTTCATTTCAAAATAATGGAATACCGGAAATTAGTTTTCCGTCAGAAGACCTCATTAAGTTTAAGATATTCATTAAGTGTAATATTGATGAAATGATGAAAATTTTAATTCAATACATTTTTGGATTAGTTACTGGTTATTTAATTAAATTATTAAATCCTATTATTCGAAAAATAATAAAAGAAAAAACAAATCAATATATTAACATCTTAAAATCGCTCGTTAAAATTAAATTATAAAATATGGCAATCGACTATAACAACATTAATTCAATCATAGGTGGACTAACAAAAATATTGAGACTTGAATCAGTAGGAACTCCGCCAGCCATACCTGTTCCAATAATATTGGTCGGAATTCCAAGAAGACCCGGATTATCCCCAACTAAAATTGCCTCACGCATTATTGCCAGAAAATCTGAAGCAGGTTTACCTGTTGGAACATTACCTTCAGGTGTTGTTAGTTCTGACGAATTAATGTGGAGAATTGCGGTTGAAGAAATTGTAAGGGCACTACAAGAAGATGCAATTATTAGTGTAGGCATACCGCCGGGAATAACAGTTACTGCAACGGGTATATCTCCGGCAGGACCGGTTACTGTTTTTGGCTCAACGATAAGAACATCAAAGGGATATGGAGTGATACAATAATGAAAAACATGAAAGAATTAACGGCAACTGAATTATTGAAACAGATTAATGATTGTAAGTTAGAACACGATGTGTTAAAGGGGGAAATAATTGAACACACTAAAGAGGTTGATGATCTTGAGGTTGTTATTAACAATAAACTTAAAGTCTTTCTTGAATTAGAGAATAAATACATTACATTAATTGAGGAAATGAATAGTAGAGAATAATGGCATACGACAAACCAATAATACAGACAAGCGATCCCTATAGAAAGATAGGGACTGAAATACCAAATTCCAGAACGATACACTATGGGGAGGTTATTGAGATCAATGACCCAACAGAGGGTGGTCGAATTAAAGTGAGAATTCCTGATCTGGACAATAAGATAGCTAATGACGATTTAAGTTGGTGTTACCCATTATTGCCTAAATTTATTCACCTATATCCAAAAATTGGCGAAATGGTTAGGGTTTTTATTGAAGATGCTAAATACCCACAAAGAAGTAGATATTGGATAGGTAGTATAATATCTCAACCACAAAAGATTGGTTTTGATGGTATATATACTGCGTTATCAACAACGAATCGTGGTGTAACATCCCCTGATGCCGCAACATCAACAATACCCGATGCTGTTGGTGTATATCCACGACTTACCGATATTGCTATTGTTGGGAGAGTTAATACCGATATTATATTGAGAGATAATGAAGTTCATTTACGGGCAGGTAAACACGAAAACGGCAATGTTTTAAAGTTAAACATAAAAAATCCAGCAACAATTTCGTTAGTGTTCGAACCAAAACCCAATAGCTCGACGTATTATAGTAGCGGCATTATAATGGGAGATAAAATTGCACTAATTACACACAATGGAAATCCTCAATTTAAATCGAACCAACTAACCTCTGAGGATAGGGAGAGAATATTTGCCGAAGGTCACCCAATGGCAAGAGCCGATGTTTTGGTCGAGGCACTTAAGGTCTTTAAAGAAGCAATAATTAATCACATACATGGTTATTCGACATTGCCGCCAGATAAAACATCGATCATAAAAAGTCTAGAGAGTCTAAATTTAGAAGCGATTTTACAGAAAGATATTGTCGTTAACTAAAAAATGTCTATCTTTGCCCGATGCAAACAACGCTAGATAGTGTTTCTGGAGAACTTTTCACAGCATTTAATGCTGTTGAATACCATGACGAACCCCATAAATATTATGTTGGAGAGAAGGGTTTAATATCAGTTACTGGGCTTTTACATGAGTATGTAGAAGAGTTTGAAGAAGATTATTGGTCTGAAATTAAAGCAAAAGAATACAATTTAACTACCAAAGAAATAGTACGTGCATGGAAGTTCATTAATGAAAAGGGAACAATTAAGGGTTCTGCAATACATGACTATACAGAAAATCTTTTCCTAAATAAAGTCTTTGAATACCCCAAAGAGAAAATATTAAATAAATTCGGATTTGACCCAATATGGATCGAATATCAAATGACGAAAAAACACGTTAATGCGTTTTATGAGGCAACTCGTGGGAAATTAATACCAATTAAAACCGAATTTGTTGTGTATGATAAAAAAACTTTTATTGGAGGAATGATAGATATGTTGTTTTACAATATAAAGGCAAAAGAGTTTCAACTTTGGGATTGGAAGACAAACAAGGACTTTACCAAAAAAACCAATAGAAGATTAAAATATCAATTATATTTGTTGGATGATTCAGATATAACCATATATTCCCTACAGTTGGAATTATATAAACAAATAATTGAAAGAAATACTTCAATAAGATTGGGTAAATCTTACATTGTGTGGTTTTCTCACAACAATTCAAATTATGAAGTTATTGAAACAATTGATATGAAGAATTATGTTAATCAAATATTTACAGAGAGAGAAAATATGCTAGCACCATAAAAAAAAGATCATCCGTATGAATGATCTTTTTTTTATGAATATACTATTCTTAAAGATTAAGAATGCAACGCCAAGGCTGGAGTGTTAGAGTTATAGTTGTGAGACCATCGTCTTCGTAACTATTTTCTCCAAAATCAATACCAGTAATCATACATTGTTCTATTGTCCATTTCTGAACAGCAATTCCACCGGGATCGAGTGCTTTAAGTAGGATTGTTTTCTTATAACCAGCAGCGTAGCCCATACGACCAGTAAGCGATTCTGCATGTAATCTAACCCATTCCATTAATTGTTGTGAGGTAGAAGGACCTATCGGGTCAAGAAATGTTACCTGAATTTCGTCCCAAGTATACCTACCTGCAACATAATTCTGTTCATTCATAAATTGAATAGGAACTGAATTTATTTTCATTGAAGGTTGTTTGAATTTTTGAATCTTCCAAACCTCAATTCCTAATTCATCTGGGAATTCGGCATAATATCTATTTATTCTTTTAGGTTCGTATTCGAATGGAATACCACGTATCATTTCACCAGCCATATTATATTAGTGTTTTAGTTTTGTTTATTTCATATAAATACTCAATAAATTAAAATTAATTATTGAGATTAGATGTTATTTTGCTTTTTAATATAATTCCAGTCCTTTTGAATGTTTTAAGTTCGTCTTTATTTAATTCCTTCATAGATTCTGGGTTAAATATGTAATCGTCATTAACTAAAGGTGTGATGTCAATAACGTGCCTAGTTGTTGGTGCTTCAATTTTTTTGTCTTCTAATAAATTCTTCGATTCAGCAACCAATTCACTGGATATTTCTTCTTGTTTTAAAAAAACATTATTTACTGTTAATTCTTTTTTCTTTCTACTCATGTCGGTATGTTTAATGTAGTAGAGGATTCTCGCTATCGAGAATCCTCCGCCTTTTATTTTATAATCCACTGTCTTTAAATGACGCTCCAGAAGGAGTAATTGTAAATTCAATTCCAATGAATTCAACACTACGAGTTGGTTTTAATCCAATTTCGCCATAAAGCTCGTTTCTGTCCATAGATTCGGGAGTGTTGAGTGTATCGTCCATTTTAACATAGAATCCATTTAAACCACGCTCTCTTTTTATTGTATCGAGCAATGGGTTTGCTTTTGTTGTAAACTGATCGATTGTTGTTTGATCACCCTGTTCAAACACCAATCTAATTGCAATGTTCGATATAAGAACTTTAACTTGGAGAATTAATCTACGTACATTTATTCTATCAAGAGCACTTTCTTTAACTTGAAGTGTCTTCTGTCCAAAAATTGCAGTTCCTACCTCAGCAAAATCTGCGAGTGGGTTAATTCTACCCTTATAAAGAACGTCTCTAGCGTCGAGTGATAGTTTATACTTAGATTTCTTAGCATCTGTTACGCCTCTCTGTAGACCTGCTGGTGCGAACCAAGGGAATTTGGTGTTGTCTGTAAATGCCATAGCTTTAACAACCTCGCCAGTTGGAGGAAGAAAAACATTCACGTTATTTTGTGTGTCTCTTAGTTGAATCCAAGGGAAATAAGTACATGAATAACTAGAATCAATATCTGCATTATCTAATAAACTAACAATATCCCCTGCTGCAACAACATCAGTCTTTGTGCTTCCAATAATTATTGGGATATCAACGTCAGGTGAATCAACTACATAAAGTGAATCAGTTCTCTCTGTTTCAATCATTTCGATTGTGTTACGAACCAAAACATTATTGTCTGACCAATTAATACCCGGAGTTGCAAATAAGTTAATTGTTACTTGTTCAGGATTTGCAAAAGTATTAATTGCGGTTTCCCATGCCTGAAAGTCGTTTGTTGCTGTTACTAGTGGGTCAACACCATCATATATACCTAATTGACGGAAGTTATCGCCATATGAACGTGATGTTCTATGAACGTTCCATCCATCAAATCCGCCTGATGGAACAACAGTAAATTTCCTAGATGCTACAGCGTAATATGTTTGAGTAGAATCAACAATGTCCTCAACTGTTTTAAAGCTACCAGCACCCGTTTTGAAACTACCCACAATTTGACCTCCATCAGTATAACTACCCGTTGCGCCAGAATCCATATGGAAACCATATGTTTTAGTAAAGCCACTCTCACTATTATTATCTCCGTTTCTCCAATTATTGAAGTTGAAGAAGTTTTGATTGATCCCAGTTCCAATAACGCCAGTGCCATTATATGCACTATTTGATATTCCCAAATATACACGGCTCAATCTTTCGTTTGAGTTGTATTCTGTTTTGTAGAATATTTCAGGTGCAATTCCGCTATATGCGCCACCAGTATTTGACATTGAATAATTATTGAATTCATAACCCTCAAAACCTGCAGGAAATCCATCTATTGGAGCGTCAGGGGCTAGTTCCAACATCACATATTTACTTAATAAATTATACTCACCATCGCTAGTACCGATACGTTGAGCAATGTAATTTGTTTGACCCTTAACCATTGAACATCTTGAATATGTTTCATAAATTATTGGGTTTGCGTCAGTATCATAAAATGAACGAACAATAACATTAAATTCTCCGGTTTCTGGATTGATATTAGTGATGCTTATTTTAATTTCCTGATTTGCAGAATTACCGTCCGAAATCGAGATAAACTTAAATAATCTATCAACAACATTACCTTTTAATTGAGATACAATCCAAGGAGTTTCTGGTGTTTGAAATGGTACTTTGTAGTTAGTAAAAACATCTGTGGTTGCTTTAATTAACGCTGTGTTAATTCCGTAACCGTATGGTGATATTCCTGTGAGTCCGTTTGTTGTGAATTCATCACCACTAGCATCTAATTTTTTAATTAAATCAGGATAAATTGATTGTATCCAAATTGGAGTTTTTTTGTCTTTAGCTTCAGTGCCTAAAACGTTTGAAATAAAATTACTAGAATTAGGATTTAGTGTTACTGTGAACAATTCATCGGGATCACCAGATTTTATTGATTTAAGTACGAATTCCCCAAACATATCTCCAACACCAACGATCGTAGTATTACCGCTTATGGTTACATTATCTGCATCGAATATTGTTGTTGGCGCAACGTTAGGTGAATCCATTACATAACCCCTGCTCCTTATTGTTGCAAGTACCATATTTTCATATTGTGAATACGCTGTACCGCTCAATGTTGTTGTAGTAACTCTTACAGTACCACTACCACCAGTTATTGATAACACAGTAAAATCAAATTTAACGCCAGAAAATACTGCACCTGTCTTTGTAAAACCAGTAAAAGTACTGCCAGTATCAGAAACTGCATATAACGAAACCCCTAAATAGGTATTGTTGGTAAATATTGTATCCCCACTAGTAGTAGAAGCAACGCTGATAGTAGACGGGTCAACACCAGCATCTAAAGTTATTGCCCACTGTGAACCAGCATCAAACCCCGATAGACCCAAAACTCTCGTCACCCAAAGTTGATTACTTTCGCCCAAATATGCGTTAGCAACATATGGTAATTGATATTGAAGATTTCCACTCATTCTTTGTGCGCTTTGTGCACCAAATCTTTGTGAAAATTGCCCTTTGTCCTGTACAAAAATTGGTTCAAATGCAGGACCTTTCATTGTTTCACCAACAAGACCTAATGTAGTTACACCTACGTTTCTTGTTACGAAAGTAATATCTCTTTCTCTAAATTTTGCTCCGGGTGAGGTGAATACGAATTCTGACATATTTTTCTAGTTTAATGGTATTTAGTTATTTTTATAAACAAAAGTCTATTTTTCATATAAATACTAATTAATATTCCAAAAGCGTCGCTAAAACAAAAATAGTGATCATTGTTGCTATAAAATTCGCAATTTAGTATTTATAGTTAATTAATTCTATTGTATGAATAAATCACAGCGCATATATTTGAATAGTGGAGACACAATAACAAATAGGCACATTAAAATAAATTTAGAACAAGAAACAGAAACGCTTGAGTTTCTCAGCATGAGTATTAATACCGAAGATGTGTATCGCTCTTTTAATGGTGATTATGGTGTGCTAATAGGAAAAGTAAGGGCAAACGAAAATATTGGAGTTCCAAATGCCAAAATATCAATATTTATTCCACTAACGGAAGATGATGCTAACGATAGTCAAATTAAAAGCATTTATCCGTATAAAACTCCTAGAGATAAAAATTCTAACGGTAAAAGATATAATTTACTTCCTCGTGTGGGGAGATTAAGTAATGTGACAGGGACTGTTACACCCAAACAACCATTTGGGTCGTTTCCAATTAAAGAAGAAATAGTAACAAATATAAATTTTCTAAACGTCTATCAAAAATATTATAAATATACAACAATAACTAATTCAGTTGGTGATTATATGATTTTTGGTGTTCCAATTGGAACGCAAATAGTTCATATGAGCGTAGATATTACCGATATCGATAAATATTCAATGACTCCAGCATCTATGATAAATAATTTAGGGTATTCCCCCAATTTATTTGATAAAGATGGATTAACGATTAAACCACACATAGATTTAAATGACCTACCACATATAGAAACACAAGAAATTACGGTTGATGTAATCCCCTTTTGGGGGGATGCCGAAAATTTTGAAATTGGAATTACTAGACAGGATTTCAGAATACGTGCTCAATTAGCAACAAATTTCACTATTTTTGGAAGTGTATTTACAGATAGCCAAGAAACATCATATGGGGAGAATATACATGGAGGGGGACAGCAAGGTAAAGAATTGTATCGAATTAGTGACAATGCTTGGGATAATGTTGGAATTTCTGGAAAGAGAATTGGAAAAATTACTGAAAAAATTTATTATTATCCAGAAACAATAACCGACGAAGAAATTGATTCGGGAGATGATCTCACTGATCAAATGTTAGTATTAGACCCCACAGAATATTCAATATATAAAGATAATGGAGTTTTTGTTTTCATAATTAATTGTAACCGAAACAAAATTCGCATTGATGATAATGGTAATGAAATCCCTTTCGATGGCACTGGTGGGATTTATAGTAGTTTTAGAGGATTCATGACATTAGAATATACTGGTGAAGAAATATCATTAGGACATAAAACATACATTGGAGATGGTAATAATGGTCTAGTTTATCAGATAAGGCACAAACTAAAATTTCCACAATCTGCGGAATATGGTGATTCGTTTACTGAATACGATAATGTTGCGTGGAAAAAAGAAGATATGATTTTTAAATATGGTACAATATATAGTGTCGCTAAGTTTCATGGGATAGTTAAAAACGACACAATAAAAAATAATCCACATAATAGTGTATTTAATACATTTTTTGATGATGATGTTGTAAATAATGCGGCACAGGGTTCGTATCTTTATAATGTTGGAGTAATAGAACCGGGGCACGACTATACCGACATACCTTGGAACTCAATTAATAACGATCCCAATAATGAAGTTGGGGGTAATTCAGTATATTTATTTGGTGCAACGTGGCTTAATTTTAACATACATTTAATGCAAAACGGCTGGTTAAACCCAAATGACTGGAATAATGTTGGTGATATGGTAGCAAATACGAGTATGACAGCTCCAGCATATAACAACACTTTCTTTTTCGAAAACAACAATCAGACGATTGCTGCTGGAATAACGAATACTGCAAATTATGCTCGTTCGGATTTACACCCAACTAAATTTATTGAGGTAACACCAAAAGACATTAATTTATTAAAGACTATGGGGGCTACCAGAAAGGGAATGGTATTAACTCCCTCTCAATTGAATGGTAGCTATTGTAATGGTAACAGCACTAAAACGCCAGTGGACGGTGGAAGAATTAACGGAAATCCAACAGCAACGCAACACGACGAAAACATATATATATCGTTGGGTATAAAAACAGCTAATTGTATCGACTATTTAACATCATTGGGATTGGGGGCATAATATGGAAATACGATTAAATAGTAATAAAAACATAAATTCGGTAAATAAGAACGTGTTCAATAAAATTGAATTAATAAATAAACCGAATCAGATCACTGAGTACGACATAAGAAACATACTTAGTGCGACTGACATATTTGATGCAGAAAGAGAAGAAAATTCAGTTTATAGCATATATGGAAAGATTGAATATTTATCATTATTAAACGGATTGAGTGACAACTACCAACACGTTAATAATTTTTTTGTTTCTCAAAATACCAACTCAAAAAATATATATAACTCATTCGATTGGTATCTACTTAGACCAAGTGGTTATACTAATATTCCAAGTCCTGACAATAATTTAAGATACGTAAGATTATTTGAAGTAATTGCAACACCTGAAAATTTTGAAATTTTTAATGCTGGGTTTACTACGAATTTATTTGGAGAACAAGAATATTCGTTTACTTTTAATAAGAATTTTGACGTTTCTGGTTTTTTTGAAAAATACGACAATCATCCAAACGACAATATTCCAACAACAGAGTTATTTTTATATCCAGTTTATAAAACTAAAACCAATGGTTCTAATGTGATGGAAAAGCTACAGGGTTATGTCTGGAATAATACAAATAGCCCGATATTGGCAGATGTTAACCAACAGTTAATATTGGGAGATATTGTGTATGGCGACATTGTAGAATATTCGCATTTAGAATTCTATCAATCAGTGCTCTCTGGTCAAACATATCACATTTCAACATCAGTCAATTCTACCAATGCTCCAGTAACAACCAATTGGTTAGTGTGGAATTACAACCCATTTATTCCATTACGACTAAGATATTTTTCTGATAGTCTTAATCGTGTTAATACAGGTACTACTTCGTATGATGCATTATCGTCAATACCTGCATATGCAACGAATGTTAATAATGGTAATTTTGTGTGGCGGGATATTTTACCGCAAGGATATTTCGATCCGCTAACTGAAATTGGCGTTGACTATCCTTTTGTGAATAAAAAAAGGTATTTGTTTTTAAATATTGTTTTTCAAATCATACCGGATTTACTTGATGAATACACACTGGAGGTTTTCACTAACATAAAATTTGCACCAACATCAATATATAACTATAATCCAACTGGAGATTTAAATAATATAGGAAAACCATGCCAATAATAAAAAACGAAATAAAATTCAATGGAAATAGTGTTAACATAAAATTTACGTTAGATACAATAACTAAAGAATATGGTCAACAACAATCAATCAATAAATTAATCGACATTACTTCAAGCGATTTAATTAATCCGGTTAATGATTCAGAATTCTATAGATTCAATTCTGATGATAATCTGAAGGAAATCAGTTTTTATTTTTCTCAAGACCATTTATTGTCGTTTGAAAGTGCAGGATTTACTTCAATTGAAATTCAAGATAATGACATTAATTTAGCCAGTAGCTTTTTTATTGTTGATATATTCGATACGTATAAGGTTAATGTACAAAAAAAGATTGCAACATCATACGTAACTAAAATCATTAATAGTTCATATAATAAAACCGAACCAAAATACATTCTTGATACAAACAATAGAAATCAATTTTTTTACGTATTTTTACCGCAATCATTCATTGGTGATTTAATCACAATAGAATGCTATCTCAAATTTAGTTTTTATAATGCAAAAACAGGAAAGATATTACCATTATACAATTATGAGAGTACAAATCCACAACTGAGTTTATTTTTTCCGATTAACATTAACACGTTAACAAAGAAATGGAAATTTAATTCTTCTTCACAAAATGTTGTCGTTTGGGAAATTGTAGATAATCCGCTTTACGTAAATAAAGTCAATAACACATTAAATTCATCAACCAATGAGGCACAACCATATCCGATTGGAACGGCATTTAATTCTGAAGATGGTACGTATATTATATAATATCAATAGATATTTTTGGTAACCTTGTTGTTTTTACGATTTCAAAATTTTTCTCATCTTGAATGAATCCAAGCAATTTAAGACTATACTTAGATACAAAGAATTTATCACCATCTATGTTTTCAATTGGATTTGATTCAGAAAACCCATCAAAGACTAATGGCATCGGATTTCCATTAGGAAAAATATAATCTTGACGTGATGCAAAGTTTTTTAGTACTTGTTCATCGTACATATTTACATAAACACGATACTTAGTAAATAAAGTAACCTCATATGTGAAATCGACATTTATGGGTTCTGGCATTTTAAATCTTAGGTTTATAACTTCCCCTTCATCTAATATGGGAACATCTAAATATCTAAATTTTCGTAATTGAGGTACTAAATATTTAATACCCAATCGAGTTCCGGGTTCTTTTTCTATTCGTCTAATTGTAACGTATGGTGTTGGAACGTTCTTATCGTCGTCTGTAAATTTCCATGTTCTACTAAATTCTCCCCATCTGTCGTTATCTAAATAGAACGTAGGAACGATTTTATTATCAATCACAGCTTTCATTCCCTCGGCATTAACATAATTAAAAACAGCCTGATCTAAATCTTCAAATAGCACAGTTCTAGGCAAATACTTTGTTTTGGTATCCGTCGCTCTCATTAATTCTTCAATCCTATCCATACCATATTTAAGATATTCAGTACCAATCTTTGGGGGGTTAATATTTAATTCATATTTGACTTTGTGTGGCATTGACATAAAATACTGTTTATTATAAATACTATTGCACTTTAAATATTTATTGCCTACATTTGCCGAATTAATCTAATTGTATGTTAATTGAACGAAAAGAATTTGGAGATACTGATGGGAGTATAGGGTATATTGAATGTATATACAAGTCGGGCAACATATTAAAAACAACATATTTCCCCAAAGCCAATAAACTATATATCTCATTTAATCGAGGTCATACATATTCATACAATAACATTACCCCTGATCTTTATGAACTCTTCGAAAGTGCAGAATCACAAGGAATATTTTTTCAAAAAAGAATAATAAATAATAGGCAGTTCCCAACTCGAAAGGAATTCACGTTATATCCAAATGAGGTGAAGGGTTATAAATTAATAGTCAAAGAAAAAGAAATACTCGAAGAGGATGAAGAATAACGAATTTCTAATCGACGTAGAACAATATAGAAACATTATCGAGTTAATGAAGCAAGCTCTAATGTTCTACGCAGATATTGAGAACTATAATTCATCCAAAATCATTTTAGATTTGGGTTCACAGGCACGTTTTGCCATAGAAACTGTCGATAACATATTGAAACAAATTGAAAGGATGGACGAGGAGTATAATAAAATGATTAGTAGCGAAATAGATAGTGAAGAAACTCAAATTAACATCATAAATACAATAAAAGTACTAAAGAATGAAAATACTGATTAAATATCATAATGAAAACTGTAAAATAGAATCATTCGGAAATTGGATTGATTTAAAATCAGCAGAAAACATAACTCTTAGTTTAGGTGAACATAAATTAATTTCATTAGGCGTCTCAATGAAATTACCTAAATATTATCAAGGAAACGTAGTACCCAGAAGCTCAACATATAGTAAATTTGGCTTAATTCAGGCAAACCACTATGGTGTAATTGACGGTGCAGATGATAAATCAGACGGCTATAGTGGGAATGATGATATTTGGAAATTCAGTGCAATTGCACTGAATAGCAATAAAAAAATTAAAATTGGCGACAGAATATGTCAATTCGAAATACGCCCAATAATGAAAGCTCCTTGGTGGGTTAAATTGAGGTGGATGTTTGATAATAAGATTGAATTTATTGAAGTAGATAATCTCACAGCAGCCAATCGTGGAGGCTATGGTTCAACAGGTAAATAAAAACACATGAAAAAAGAAACAATAAAACTAATTTTCGCAGCATATAGGAATGTAATTAATTTCACACTCACCCCAGTGAATAGATACAAACAATCGCTGGAAGAAAAAAATCTCATTTTTTTTGAAAACATAATAGGGCACGGATATCTGAATTTAACCCCAATTGAGGCATTAGAATGTTTGTTGGCTGACGAAAGTCCTGAAATTAGTGCCGTAATTGAATTAATGAACCACGAAAATTTCTACATGACAAATCAGCCAGTATATGCTCGTTGTCTAACTACTGGTAATGTTAATGTTGACACAATTAGATCAGCTCTCGATAATAATATGAAAGTGGTTTTATATAGCTTAGATTATGGTAATCTTGGAAAATTTCGTGTGGCATTCATAGATATTAATTCTGATATGAGATCGTTATTAAATGAAGTTAGAGAATGGTACACCAAATGGGTTGTATATGATAACTGGAATCCGCACATAATTATACCTAGAAATAAGCCAATTACAGAGGAGAAATTCCTTCAACAATTAACTGAAAAATACACAGTAACTATAAAACAATAAAAAATGAGCAACAGTAAAATCACATCAAGAAGACGCAATGCACTAACAAGATTAGAAGCACAGCTAGTTACGGGAACTAAACCCGAAAAAATCGAAGGCAAGACAACAGCAAATCGCATTCCTTTAACTGAAGGGAACATTAAAAGAATCAACGCTGAAATCCTAACGCTATCAACCCCAAAAAAGAAGGCTACATAACAATAATACCAATATCCATCACCATAGTATTTATAATAAAGAATTATTATGGTAGAAAAAAAATATTATTTATATATAAAAACAAGTCCGTTTGGGCTAAAATATTTAGGTAAAACAACAAAAGACCCGTATATTTACATGGGGAGTGGAAAGTTATGGAAAAGACACATAAAGAAACACAATTTATCTCATTTAAATATTATAACGGAAATTATATTTGAAACGAACAATGAATTAGAATTAATTAATGCCGGAATTAAATTTAGTATTGAACACAATATTGTAAACTCTAAGGAATGGGCTAATCTTCGTATTGAGAATGGCGATGGCGGTGATACATCCAAATATATAGACTATAATAAACCGAATTTTCATAAATCAGATAGAGCTAAACATTTAAATATATTTAATTCTGAGAAGGAAAAAAAAGAAGCAATTATTAATCGCACTTTAAAAATTAACTATAAAGATCAAAATAGGTTAAAAAAAATAAAAGAAAACACCAATTGGGTGTCTTGGAGAGAATCTATAAAATCAAGAAAAATTGATTATTCAAAAATGAAGAGAAATGTTGTAAATAAAAAAGCTATTATTCAATTGACTATTGATGATAAGTACGTTTCAGAGTATGAGTCTATTACTGAAGCATCTAATGTTCTTGGTTGTAGTTTTGGCGGTATAATGCAATGTTTAGGGGGTAGAAATAAGACTGCTTTTGGTTATAAATGGAAATATAAAATAAATGTAAAAACATAAGAAATGAAATTAATTAAGCCGAGCTATAAAATAATCACTCCAATAAATGGTGATGAAATATTAAAAACATTAGAAGCGGTTGCTAGAACTTGCTATAAATCAGAAGATAAGATAGAGAGCGATTCTGCGCCGAAACTAATTAAAAACATTATATCGAGGGGACATGAGGCAATGATTGAATTTTATGATGTAATTGTAAAATTTACTTGTGATAGAGGGGTTTCACATGAGATTGTTAGACATAGAATTGCATCATATGCTCAAGAGAGTACACGGTATTGTAATTATAATAAAGATAAATTTAATAATCAAGTTACTTTTATAATTCCTTCTTGGTTGAATATTGAAGAGGGTTATTGGAATGCCGAAAAACTATCTAAAATAACAAATAAAACACATTCCGGAGAGGCGTCTTGGATTATGCTTATGTTGGAAGTTGAGAGTGTTTATAATGAATTAATATCTAAGGGATGGAAGGCAGAAATGGCGAGATCGGTTTTAAGTAATTCGCTTAAAACAGAGATTAATGTTAAAATGAATCTAAGGGAATGGAGACATTTCTTTAACTTAAGATGTTCGCTTGCGGCTCACCCACAAATGAGAGAATTGACAATTCCTCTATTATCTGAATTTAAAAACAAAATTCCAATAATTTTTGATAACATTAATTAAAAAAAATCTAAACATGAAGCCAATCACATTTGAAGAAAGCAATTTTACTTTCGCTGAAAATCAGCCGGAATACTTATCTTTACCCGTACATCATTTTCATAACAAAGAAGGTGAAGTAGTGTTCTGTATGAAATTATCGTTTTGGGAAACCCTAAGATTGGTGTTTACTCAAAAACTCTGGTGTTCAATACTAACGTTTAATGCCCCATTACAGCCGACTTACTTTTCAACGAAGAAATCCGATGTTATGGTTATTGAAAAATAAATGGGGATAATATACGCAATAATAATATTAATACTTACCGCAATAATTCTAATACTTTCCTTATCGCTAATATTTCTACTAAAAAAGAATACCTATATTAGCGATAAGGAAAAAGAATTTATTGTGTTTGCAATTGATATGTATTGTGAGCATTTTGAAACACTGAAATTAACAACAAAAGAACAACATCTGAAATTAGTCAAGGAACTAGAAAAAATTAAACTTAAACACTTTAAAAATGAAAAAAACGAACAAGCTCAATGAAATTAAAGAAAGTTATTCAGATATCGAATTCATGTCTGCAGACGGATTTGATGATGCGGTAATTGGTGTATATGGGAATAATTGGAATAACTGCGAACCAGTATTGGCATATAGTCAAAAGAAATGTATTGAAATTCTAATGAAAGACATGAGCTATACCGAAGCTATGGAATACTTCGAATTCAATACAATCGGCGCATACATGGGAGTAAAAACCCCAATATTTATTGATGATATGCACGATTTTGAGGGTAATGTGAGATCGAACGAAGAATTGGAAGTACCTTCTACAGATGGTACTTATTTAGATGTGGAAAAGGAATTAAGCAAAAAAGGGGATTAATCCCCTTTTGTTTCACTTAAAAATGGCACAACGTCTTCTTTCACTGGAGTTCCAACTATGAGTTTCCATTTATTTTTATCAGAAGCATCCAAAAAAATGGCTATTGGAAAGACAACAATTAGACGCAGACTATTAAATCCAAAGCATGTTGATTATGTTTACATCTAGTCTATATCAACAAAATTAAACGTGTCAGATTTTATTGGTATGCCTATTATGAGCTTCCAATAAGGTTTAAAACCTCCAATTGTCTTACTAGTAACGTCTTCAACATTGTTGGCGTTTTCAATCTCATAGTATCTAGCTTTAGTACCTCCCATATTATATTCAACAATGTCTCCACGACTAATTTCAAGATTTTTTTCTTCAAGTTCTTTAAGATAGACGCCAAATTTTATGTTACCACTATCGTCACGTACAATGCCACCCATTCCCTCGCCGTAATTTAATTGTTGACCGTCTTCAACGGTTAACATGATCGATATAGTAACTGGAGCAAAGTATTTTTTATCTTTGGGCTTTGCTTGAGCATATAGTGAATGTGATTTTGTTTCAATTATGTTTATGCGATGAATTTTCACGGTTTGTGCATTATC